ATGGCGGCGACGATACCGCCGATAAGAGTGCAGAGCCAGTCGATCCAGTCCCATGGGTTTCCGTAGAGTCGGTCTTTGAGTTCGAGACACGATGCGGCAATAACTGCGACATAGACAGCAGCATAGAAAGAACCTGCGAGAGCGGCGACGATGAAACCACCGATGAGATGCTTGTAGCGGTTAGAAACCGCGAGAAAATTGAAAATTTTGTTCATAACGCTTGTTTATTAAATTATTATTGTTACCTTTGCGATGGTACTGGAGAGCCGCTTAGTCGTCTCCAGAACCTCACTGTCAGCTTGTCTGACTTTACAGGGGCTTAACCGCCCCTTTTTTAATTTTTGAAAATCAACAATTTGTTGCCATACCTCGCCATGATAACACGCTTTGTCTTTGAGCGGTTAAGATAGTTCCGTATCGTATTTTCCGCGTTTCTTCTATCCATGAACGATGGCATTTCCAAAATGATGTTGTCTGCTTGTTTCTTGGCCTTTTTGATATGGTTTTCAATTGCATTTTTCTGTTGTTTCAGATTTGCCCTTCTATCCAAATCATACATACACTTTCCATCGAACAACTTGCCGTTGATTAAGAAATCAGGATTCTTTTTGTCGAAAACCCCTGAAGGAAGTAATGTTGACCGTAACTGGCTTTCTGTGGGATTAGACGGGTCTAATCTCGGCAACAGATAAACTTTTGTTTTGAGTTTGTCAGCAACGAATGCAGCCAAACGTTTATTGTCATCCACTTCATTTGCCCCATGATGAGGACTTATAAGGACGTGCCCATTGTGTTCTACCTTATATTCCTCAACTTTTGGAGGTTGGATTTTTGACCGTTTGATTTTGTCTAAACACCCATTCATATATGGGCAGTTGTAGCAATCTTTCACTCTATTTTTGAACACGTTGTGCAGCCTGTCCTTTAAGCTCGGTTTGTAGAAGCCACATGTCGCGCACGACTTCGGAAAATACGGATGGTCTTGCGAGAAGGTGTGTCCGTCCTTGCCCGGGTTGTTGGTGAGTCCCGGCTGCGGAGCCTCGCCAGAGAACTCTGCCTTCAGCTCGGGCGTGGCAGGGTCATCGGTCTGTTCGAGTGAGCACTTGCAGTTCCAGCGGTCGCCCGGGTGGTGCTCGTTCCAAAACGGGTCGGACACGGGCAGCGTGAGCTTACGTTCCCAAAAGGCGCGGTGGCTGCTCTCGGGCGTGGGCGACGTGGTTGGCATCCAACGGAGGTTGGGCATAACATCAGCATCGCGTATGAACTGCTGCCAGTCGGCTGCATTATGGGCACGTATGAGAGCCGTGTCGTACTCGGTGCGCAGCCACGCGCCGACATAGTGGGAAGATATATTTTTTACATCGTCAGCCCACTGGCGGAAGGGTTTTAACGTGCCGTCGGGATTGAGGAGGCGTGCCGCCATGCGCTCGGACATGGAATGCACCTTGAAGGCAGCAAAGACCTCGTTGGAATGACGGAGGGCGGCGAGGAAGCTGTCACGATGTGTAGGCGCACTGCTCTGCAGCAAGCCCGAGACCGTGGCCTCGTTGAGAACGCGCAGCACCTCGCGCCACATTGTAGGCTCGACGGCACGGGAGGTGTCGAAGCCGTTGTATATGGCACGGAGATACTGCTGCAGCACATCGGTGGAGAACGTGAACGAGGGCGCGACATTGTGGAAATGTCCCGAGCAACAGGCACATGAGCCGTCGTAATAGAGCCTATCGATCAGAAGTCGGAATCCGCCCCTGGCAACGGGGCGAGCCCGAAAAAACCTCTCAAATGGTTTTTTATCGTTTTTTGAACGGTGTTTGAGCCGTCTTTTTTGTTGTCCTCCTTATGGTTGTGCCCTTCATCGTCTGGAGCGTTGAGCGCATTGCGCATGGCGGCCCTCTCCGCCTCCTTCTGCGCCTTGAGCTCGTCGTAGTTGTCGGGCTTGGCTATGCAGAAAGTTTCGTAGAGATAGTCATCGTCGATGGGGAGTCCCATGAAAGAGAGTTTCTGCACGATGTCGATTTGCTGCGATGGATTGATTTTGTCCTTTTTGGCATAGACGAACTCTCCCCCCTCGACATTGAATCCGAGGTCGGCGAAGATCTGCCGCATATCGTAGTTGAGAATGTCGAGAATGAAATCGCGGTCATCGGCGTTCATTTCGTCCTCTTCCTCCTTGTGCACCTCACCAAGCGCTTGTGTTCCTGTTTCTTTGGCATCGGTTGTGAGTGTATTGCCGAGCACGCGGATTGAAATTTTGGAGTCCCAATATTCGGCAAATGTTTTGTAAAGCTCTGACGAGCCCGACTTGTTGGCCGCCTCGATGAGCGTAAGTTCGGAATCCTTTGGGTGTATGTAGACCGCATTGGCCCCCTGCGAGCGCGCTTCTGCGACCAGTCGGCGACGTGCCTGCTCGTCGCCAGCATCATAGGTGTACTCACGGATAGGCATACCGAAAATATTGCAGAAGCGTGCCCAATCAGCCATGTCGCCACGCTTGTAAAGGACGGCAGGCAGGAGTTCGGCAAAAATTCCGAGCTCACGCTCCTTTCCGACAAAGAGCATATTGGGAAACTGCTCAACCGGTATACCATCTATCTCCCCCTGGTACTTGAGAATGCGCCGGTGTATAGGGTCATAGTGTTTACGGTTGATGAGATCATAGCGTATGAAGCCATCATCATCGCGCCAGAACTGCATGATGGAGAATCCGTAAAACTCAGAAAGGACACAATCCTTTCGGAACTGCTTGAACCATGGCGAGCGAATCTGACTGTTGATTTCCTCGTCGGGTTCGCCGTTGCGCTGGAACTCGATGGGAATCTTGGTAACCCCCCTCAACCGCTTTGCGAGCACCCCCGATAGATGGAGGTCGAGCATAGCTGACTCATACATGTCGTAGAGTCGGACTCGGTTGGAATAGTCGATGCCCTGCGCTGCCTTGACAGACGCCATGTATGCCTTCATGTCGAAGAAGAATACCTCAGGCATCTGCAGCACGATGTCGGGCTGTCGCTGCCCGGGTGATGTGAGCATACCACCCTGTGTGATGCGTTTTTGTGAGGTACGCATAGACCTATTTGTTTTTAAGTTCTTGTTAGCCATATTGATGATGATTTATGATCAGAGAAAGACAGGCCGTACCTCGTCGGCTGCAATCTGCCACCGCGAATTGTCGGCCAAAGTGTCGTCGGGTAGCAGCGGTGCCCCATCGATAGTGATGTCGCCAGCCATTACGCCTTTGAGCCACTCAATGGCGCGGTCGTAGCGGTCCTGCCGTATCTTCGCAATCTTGTAGGGGTTGTGCTGACAAAAGATGTGAAACACAGCGATGTCTACGGCGAACATGAGAATGAGTGCGTGGCGTTCTGCCCCACGCGCGGAGAATATAGCGTCGCAGTCGTATGCCTTGTTGAGATAAGACCGCATTTCGGCGACGGCGCGGTCCTCGCACACCTCTATGATTTGCGGGTCGTATGCCGGTGTGTCCTTTCGGAGCAAGGCATCGAGGATGTCGCGATGAATAGAGGCGTCGTAATCGGATAATGAAATAAAGTTGTCCATATAAAAACATGATATTTTGAGTTTTGAAATTGTTATTACATACGATACGGGTTGTCCTCGTTGAGTTCGGCATAAGAGACGGTGTATGTAGGCTCCATCTCAGCCGTCTTGAGGTCGGTGATGGTGACCGCTCCCTCGACGGCATCGGGTCCGTCAGCAGGATAAGGCAGCGTGAGCTCGAAGAGCTTGAACTGGTTTGTGAGTTCCTGCATCATGGGATTGTCGCGCTCCTGCTCGTTGAACACCCAACGGCACTCGCGGTCAATGGGTTCCAGATTCGCCTCGATGCGCGTGGCCTTGTCGGTCTTTTTGCGGTCGTCGCCCTTGATGTAAAGCTCCCGTCGTCGGTCGCGGCACTGATCGCGGAGCAGCGGTCGGAACACCTGGTTGAAGAACGGGTCCTGTAGCTTGTTGTTCTCCATATACCAATAGACATTGGCTTTATGTGCGACATAATCGTCCATGGCAAAATACCAGGATATGAAGTTGGCATTGGTCTCGCGGGCGAGGAAAGCCTTGATGACATAGTAGACCCCCTTGAGCTTGCCGACAAGAACGAGCGCTTTTGTTGACGAGGCCTTTTTGCGAGAATCAGAGTAAGCAGGGTCGCCATATCCGATGAGGAAGCGGAACTTTGATAGCGGCGGCACCTTACCGTAAGGCAGGTTCTTGAAGATTTTTCCTTCTGCCACGGGGTTGTTGAAATATTCGCCTTGCTGCGCCTTTACTGAGATTTTAGAAAGGATGCGGTCTATTTGCTCCTCCTTGTTCTTCTGCGGCCATGTGGAGCGTCCTGCAGCGTCGCGTATGTTGACAATGTCCCATGAGTTAGCGAGATGTCCTGCGCGTGTGATGCAGCAGTCCTTTGCGATGATGTTGCCACACCAAAGAACCAACGTTGGTTCAGAGATGGAGCGTGTAGGATAAAGCGCGTGCTCCGCCCAGTCCCATTTCTTGTCGAGTGTGACAGGGTTGCGGCAGTCCTCATCGGTGTCGTAGTCATCAAAATAGAGGATGTCGGGACGTATAGCCTCGTTGCGCATGCCACGCGGCGCGGAACCTGCTCCGAGGGCAATGAACTTGGCTCCACAGCGGCACGAAAACTCAGAATCAGTCCACTGCCCGATGGTGACCTGCTCGCCGTAGAACTGGCGTATGCGCGGATTAGACTCAAAGTTAATCTTGAACGGCAGGAGCAGACGCTTTGCGGAGTCGATAGTGGCAGAAGCCAGGGCGACAAACCGCTTGCGGCGCGTAAGTGTGAGGTACATGATGACGAACATGGCGACGGTGGACTTGGCAAGCTCGCGCGACCATGAGAGCACCTCGTACCACTCGTCGTTGGCAATGACGCGCCGTATGGCCCGAATATGGAACGGTGCGAACTCGTATTTTGCGTAAGCCGGGAAAAAGAACTTTATCCATTCTATGGGGTCGCGTTCAAGTTGAGCACGTTGGCGCTCTATGTCCTGACGCGTGAGGCTGTTGTCGACCTCAACACCGCGCAGTAGGCTTTTGTGAAACTCCTCCCAAACGGCAAGAGACTGTCTGTCTTTAGCTGTAGCCATTACTTACGGGCCCTCCCTGCCTGATCCTTGATGAACGCATCGAAATAGTCATTGAACGTGCGTGCCGCTTCGGCATCGACGGGGCGCAGCCATGAGAGGAAGCGCATGGCAACAGAGACGCAATCGGAGACACCGATGTCCTGTTCCAGCTTTTTGACGGCTCCAGCAGTCTTGACGATGGCATCGGCCTCCTCGGTTGTCGGGAAGCGTTCGCCAGGCTGTCGTGCTTCGATCCGCTTGTTGATTTCGGCGAGTTGGCGCTTATATTGCGCGATGAGCTGTTCCGTTGTGATGGTGCGTGAAGCCTTCAGCTCCTCCCATGCTCCATCGCGGACCCACCGTGAAACAGTCTGACGTGTGGTTCCCACCTTAGCAGCAATCTCCTCCTGGGTGTATGCTCCGTCGAGGAAGAGGGACTGGGCTATGCCTTTTTTGTCGATATTGTTTTTTGTCATAAGATGAAATAAAAATGCTTGTTAACAGGATGCAAAGTTCTATGTTTTCGGGTAGAAGTTCAAACCGATGTTTTATGATGACGCCAGGAAAAGTGACGATAACATCAGGAAACGACACTATAAAAACACGGTTTGCAAGCGGACGGATTTTTATAGAATTTTGCAAGCGGAAATTAAAAAACAGAACGCGAAATGAAGTTTTTCAACACAATACCCGGTGACGGCGAAGTGGCCATACTGCTGTACGGCGACGTGGGCGACGGACAGAAGGTGGACAGTGGCCGCGTGGTGAGCGAGCTGATGGCTCTGCAAGCGCAATACGACAAGATAGACGTAAGGATAAACTCGAACGGCGGCGACGTGTTCAGCGGCATAGCGATATACAATGCGCTGCGCACCTCGAAGGCTGACATAACGATATATGTGGACGGTGTGGCAGCGAGCATAGCAGGCATAATCGCTCTATGCGGCAAGCCCCTCTATATGTCGCCGTACGCGAAACTGATGCTGCACGCCGTAAGCGGCGGTACATGGGGCAACGCCTCAGCCCTGCGCCAGACAGCAAGCATAATGGAGACGCTGCAGGGCGACCTGGCACGCATGATAGCCCACCGTTGCGGTATGGAGGCAAAGGAGGTGACCGCCCGCTACTTTGACGAGAAAGACCACTGGATAAGCGCAGAGGAAGCGGTGAGTATGAAACTGGCAGACGGACTGTACGACATGGGCGAGAAGCCCGAAACGGAGCCGAAGACTGCCGGTGAGGTATATCAGTATTTCAACAACCGGCTGCAGACGCAGCCACAAAACCAGAATAAAGACATGGCACTATTAGAAGAACTGAAGAAAATGCCCACGTTCAAAGATGTGAACAGCGAGGCAGAGCTGCTGATGAAAGCCCAGCAGCTGGAGAACCAAGCGACCAAGGCAGAAGCCCTGGAGAAAGCCAACAAGGCGTACAAGGAGAAAGCCGAGGCAGCCGAAGCAGCCGAGGTGGAGGCTATCGTTAACAAGGCAGTGAGCGACGGCAAAATCGGCAAGGAGCAGGTGGCGACCTTCAAGGCTCTGATGAAGAGCGACCGTGCAAACACCGAGTCGCTACTGAAGGGCATGAAAACCCAGAAGCCCCAGATGCGTGCAGCAGCTTATATCGACGAGCACCCCACCGGCAGCAGCTTTGCCGACAAGAGCTGGGACGAGCTGGACAGATGCGGTCTGCTTGCGGTGCTGAAGAACTCAGACCCGGGACTGTTTGCAGCGAAGTATAAGGAACGCTTCGGTGTGGACTATAACAACTAACGGAATAATAACGAAAGAAAAAGGAGAAAAAAGAAATGGCATTGAACAAACAAATTTGGCTGAACACTATTGTCGAGAACTTCTACCCCGACAACTCGTTTGCCTCGAAGAGTATCGACGACTCTACCTTTGTGAGCTACAAGACGGTACACATTCCGAATGCGGGCACCCCGTCGGGTGTGGAAATAAACCGCACAAAGAAGCCCGCGAGCGTAAGCCAGCGCACGGACAACGAGCTGACCTACGACATGGACGAGCTGACCACGAACCCCATCTACATTCCGAACATCGACACTGTGGAGCTGAGCTACGACAAGCGTAACAGTGTGCTGAGCAACGACCGCCAGCAGCTGCAGAAGGTGGCGGCTCAGAACCTGCTGTATCGCTGGGCGAAGGGTGCGAACACACTTAGCACCAGCGGTGCGGCGCGCGAGGCGCATACTTCGGAAACCGCGACCGGCAACCGCAAGAAGTTTACGAAAGCGGTAGTGATGGCGGCGATGGTTAAGATGAACGTGGACGACGTGCCGACAGAGGGCCGCTATATGCTGCTTGACGCTGTGCAGTATGCAGATCTTCTGGACGACCTGACAGACAAGGAGCTCTCGGCATTCCAGGCATTGGCAAATGTGAGCAAGGGCGTGATGGGACAGCTCTATGGTTTCAGCATCATGCAGCGTTCGAAGGTTCTGCGAGTGAAGGCAGACGGTTCGACCGTTATCAGATGGGAAGATGAGGGCGAGGCGACAGAACTTGCCGCAGGCCTTGCCTGGCAGCAGCAGTGCGTAAGCCGCGCTCTCGGCGAGGTGAAGATGTTCTCGAATGAGGACGATCCGCAATACTACGGTGACATCTACTCGTTCCTGGTGCGTGTTGGTGGCAGTCCGCGCCGCTATGACAAGAAGGGTGTGTACCTTATCACTGAGGGTGCTGCAGCGTAGAGAAGGAAAGGAGAATAGCTTATGCAACTACCGAGAGTGAAGATACAATTTCTGACGGGGCAGCTGGGCACCGTTGGCGACAGTCCGGACGGGCTGTTCGCCTTGGTGTGCGGCGCTGCAGCCGTTGGGAGCACGTTCGCGCTGAACACGGCGTATGAGGTGACGAGCATGGACAGTGTGCAGGCCCTGGGCTTGACTGAGGAAAACAATGAGGTGCTGTGGAAACATCTGTCGGAGTTTTATGACGAGGCAGGTGCCGGCGTGAAGCTCGTGGTTATGGGCGTGAGCCCGACGACAACGATGACGGCGCTTCTGGACTATACGAAGACATCAGCAGGAAGCGTGCGCTGGCTCGTGGAGAAGGAGAACGGTGCGCTGCGAGGCGTGGGCGTGGCGAACGTGAACACGCTGTCGAGCGAGACAAGCCAGGAAGGCATAGACAAGGACGTGCTGACAGCTGCTGCAAAAGCGCAGCAACTGGGGGAATGGGCCACGACGGAGCTGTATGCACCGATGGTGACTCTGCTGGAAGGCAGAAACTACACAGAAGCGACGGAGCTGCACGACCTTACAAAGGAAACGTGGGACAGAGTGGGCATCGTGGTGAGCGACACGAAAGCCGGAACGAACGGGGCGTGCATGGGCACGCTGCTTGGACGTGCGGCGAGCGTGAGCGTGCAGCGCAACATTGGCAGGGTGAAGGACGGGAGCCTGAAACCTCTGGAGATGTATGTGGGCGAGAAGAAGACGGAGGAGGCCAGTGAGAGCGTGAGGAAGCTGTACGAGAAGGGCTACATCGTGGTGCGGAAGTATGTGGGCAGGAGCGGCTACTACTGGGCTGACGACAACCTGGCGTGCGACCCTACGGGGGACTATGCGAAGCTGGCGCTGCGAAGAGTGATAGACAAGGCGTACCGCACAGCCTACGACACGCTTCTGGACATGCTGCTGGACGAGTTGGAAGTGAATGAGGACGGCACGCTTGACACCGGCGTGGTGAAGAGCTGGCAGCAGACGGTGGAGACGGCGATAAACCGCAAGATGACGGCCAACGGCGAGCTGAGCAGCGGAAGCGACGGCGAGGGCTGCGTATGCAAGATAGACGAGACGCAGAACGTGCTGGCGACGAGCATGGTGAAGGTGACGCTGAAGGTACGCCCCTACGGCTATGCACGTTATGTGGACGTGAACCTGGGATTCCAAGTGACAACAAACGGCTAAAGAAGAAAGGAGGATAAGAATGTTCAATTCAAGAGAGTACGAGTGGAGCGACGTGAACGTGGTGGCTGCGGGCAGACCGGTGACTGGCATAAGGGGCGTGAAATATTCGTCGAAACAGGAGAAGGAAGTGCTGCACGCGAAGGGCAACAAGCCCCACAGCATACAGAGGGGCAACAAGACGTATGACGGCGAGCTGACGGTGACGCAAAGCGAATATGAGGCGCTGCGTGCTGCCGGTGGCGGCGACATACTGGACATCAGCATAGACATCGTTGTGGCTTACGGTAACCCGAGCAAGGGTGACGTGATAACGACGGACCTGCTGATGGGTGTGGAGTTCACAGAGGACAACACGGAATGGAAGCAGGGCGACAAATTTCAGGAGAAGTCGCTTCCGTTTATCTTCCTGGACAAGAAG